GTTGGCGTATGAAGACTTCTTGCGTCAAGAAGGATACCCAGAAGAGAAGATCAAATTTTTGTCTGAAACCATTTCTGGTGTACGTCTTCCGCAAACGACCGTTTCCACAACAGTTGATATGCCAGCTCAGCCGGGTGATCCGTCTAACATTGTTAAAGCAATTACTGGCGCAAAGGGAATTGACGAGCTGTTAGATATGTTCAACAAATATTTCCCGAAGACGAGCTGAGGTAATCAGCATGGAAGACGAAAACGAATTGTATGGTCTTGAGTCGGACTACCTTCCTAAAATGGAAGACAAAAACGAATTGTATGGTCTTGAGTCGGACTACCTTCCTGAAGAGGAGGAAGATACCGTTGCTCAGTCGCCACTATCCATGGTTCGTCAACGGGTACTAGATACTATATCTAAGTCCGAAGAGGAATCTCGCGACTATCAAGAAACGCTGAAGAAAATTGAAAAAGCAAAGCAGCAACTTCTGGCTGCACCCGATAAGCGTCAGGTTCTTCAAGGTCTTGTTGGAAAACTAACTGCGCCTCGTGCTCCAAATGATCCTCGCTTTTTTGAGCGCCAGAATCTATACACGTTCTTGCGTGATGTAGGAGAGTACGGCCAAGAGCAACGTGAGGCTGAAAAAGAACGTCAGGCAAAATTGGTCGCTTTGCAAGAACTCCAAGCTCGTTATGGTCTGGAACGCGCAGAAAAGCGTGGCAATCTTGCAAGGCAGTTAGCAGTGCAGTATTTGTCGAAGGAGCCGAAAGAGGTTGGAGAAACAACTCGTACTCGTTCTTTAAGAGAAGAAGCTGCTCTCCGTGGGATAACAGTTCCCGAGTTGTTAAGGCTCAAGGATGAACAGGCAAGGAAAAAAGATGCAGAAGATAAAGGCTTAAGCCCTTCCGACGTTCGATCCATTCGCTTGGAAGTTGCTTCAACCCTTAACGGTCCAAAGGAGAGACTGACCTTACTTAATGAAGGTCTAAACAACTTAGGATTAGCAATTAAGGGCAATACACAAGCTGAAGAGCAATTAAATCGTGCTCTTGCTTCTATAAACGGCGACAAGCAGCTTAGTCTTGCTGAAGTTCAAACCGTTGTTGGAGCCGGATCGTTTGCTCAGCGTGTTACAAATGCTATTTCCAAGTTCTTTACTGGTGGCGCTGGCGATTTAACCAACGAGCAAAAGAAAGAGCTTCTCGAAACCTACGAGGCATATCACGCAAAGCGATACAACGATGCAAGAAATCGCCTAAAAAATATTTATTCTGGCGCTGGGTTTACTGATTTGCCTGAAGATATTTTTGAGGCTCCTTACATCAGCGTTGCAGAAAGGAGACGACGTAAGGCAGAAGCAGATGCTAAAGCCAAGAGCGATGCAGAAGCCGCAGCCAAGGGCGAATCTGGTTCGATTGAAGTAAATGGCAAAATTGGCCGACCGGTAAATTAATAGGGGACCTCAATGGCTGAAAGCATTTACACGATTGGTGGCCGGAAGTACGCATTTGATGAGCCGCTAACTCCGGAAGAATTGCGCCAGCTTGAAGTGAAACTTGGTGTTAAACCATCGGGTAAACCTCCTGCTACCGCACCGACCCCAGAGTCAGTTGCAACTCAGCTTCCCGCTGCTCCCAGTGGTCCGCAAAAACCGGCTGGCACTCTTGAGTATTTGTGGAACGCTGCTAAGAGGGGTTTGACTGGAACTACTTCTACGACGGGCACGGCGTATGAAACCGGCAGCGAAATGAATCGCAAGTTGAAAGAAATGGAAGAGCGTGCTCGCCGGGAAAATATGACTGTTCAGCAGCGAATGGACATGCTGCGTCAAAGCGGTTATTTCCCAAGCCTTGCTGATTTGGCTGAAAAATATGGCGAACAACAACGCCAAGCATTTCGCATCACGGGCGCTAAAGATCTTACGGCTCCGGGTCCGGTCACTGAGATTCTTGGTGCTGGCGTAGAGGCAGCGACAGATCCATTAGGCTTAATTGGAAAAGCCAAAATTCTTCCCGTTGCTAAAAGAGCGGTTGAAGAATTTGTTACTGGTACTTCTGCTGATATTGGTGGCCGTGGTGGCGCTGCCGTTGAAGAAGCTATCACTGGCGAAGAATCCGGCCTTGGTCGTCTTGCCGGTTCCGTATTGGCAGGTGGCGCAAGCACTCTTAAAAGAGAAACAGGCTCGCGAGTCTTTAACGAACTCCTTGATAAGTATCGTCAGGTCAAGCTTACCGGCTCTTCTGATGAGGCTGCTGAAGAGTACGCCAAGGGAGCGGCTAAGCGTTTGCTTGAGTTCGCAGCCAAAGAGCAAGGCGCTGGTTCCCTTCAAGAAATTATTAAAGAGGCGGGTGAAGCGGCTAAGTTCTCTACTGGCGAGAATGCTCCGCTGCTGGTTGCGCTGGCTGATAATCCTGTCATTCGCCAGCAAGTCATTCGTCTTGCTAAAACCGATCCCGCCTTCCGTCAGCAAGTTAATGATACTTTGGCTTCGCTTAGCGATGATATGCGAGGGAAGGTCGAAAAGATCTTTGGCGTTCGTTATGAAGCCACAGGCAAAGGTCGTTCCATATTTGAGCCGGGATATGTTCCGGGTAAGGAACCGCCTAAGGGACTTGATATTGGCAGCGTAACCCAGCGCCGAGAAGTTTTATCCCAGCGTATCGAGGATATTGCCTCTGGATTTGAGCCTACTAAGTCCAAGGAAGAAATTGGTTCTCGTATTGAAAGCCTGATTGAAGACAAGAAGAAACTTGCTCGTCAGGAAGTGTCTCCGGAATACGAAGCTCTTTTGCGTGAGGCTAGAGGCGCTCGTGTTGAAATGCCGCCCGATGGGGTTGGCACTATTTACGACTTTGTTCGTGAGAACAATTTGCGAGACATTTTTGGCAAAAACACTGACCTTGATAAACGCATTATGAGCGTTTTGGCTCCAAAGGAGTTTCCGGTACCCGGCACTGCTGAGACTGTGTTGGAACATTTGCCGATGAGCTTTGACAACGTGGAGTCGCTCAAGAAGGCAATCAACGAACTGAAGCGGCAACGTATGAGCGAAGATTCTCTGCGTAAAGTCATGCAGCTTGAAGAAGTCGTTGACGAAGCCAGAAAGACCATTCCGGGTGACTTTAGCGACCGCTTGGATGCAATTGACCTGAAGTATTACGAGAAAGTTGGCGTACCGTTTGGCGCTCAGGGAGTTAAAGACGTTGACTCCAAAAAGTACGCAACCCAAGTGGCTCCGATTATCGTCAAGAACAGCGAGTCGTTTGATCAGTTTATTCGTGCTGTGGGCAAGGAAGACGGCTACAAAATTGCCGAAGACTCCATCATTAGCGAGATTTATGACAGGGCTGTCAAGGATGGGGAATTAAATCCCGGCGCTTTAGCCAAGTATCTCAAGCAAAAGGAAGGCATCATTCGCCAGATTCCGGGGCTTGAAGATAAGTTGCGCGGAGCATTGTCCGACGACTCCGTATTGAGAGCGCGTATTAATCAACTGGATGATGCGGCTGCTGCGGCTCAAAAGCGTATTGCGGATAACGCTCTGACCAAGTTTGAAGCGCCTAATTACACCACGCTTGCTCGTTCGTTTATGACTGATCCCAAGTCTCGGGAAAAGCTTTTGCGCGACATTGGTGACTTGGATGCTGATTCCGCCAAGGCTGTTCGTCGAACCCTTCGTGCTGAAGTGATTGCTTTGGCCGATGAGAACCCGACTGGGTTTATGGATTACCTGATGAATCCAGCCAACAAGGATGCCTTGGACAAGATATTTGGATCTGCGTTCCAGCCTGCGCTGCGTAAGGTTGGCTTGCTGTCAGATAAACTTGCTCAAGCCGACATCAGTAAGGTTGGCGTTGCCGTGACTAAAGAGGATCTGGACCCGTTGGCTAAACTGGCTCCGGGCTTAGACATCCCATACATCTCATCTACTTTCCGAGATCGCATTACGAGCTTGCCGCAAAAGGTGATTCGCTTAATGTCTCGCGTCAACTCAGCGCGTTTGTTGGAAAAAACCGACGAAACTATCAAGGAACTGTTGCTCGACCCTAATGGTGTTCAAAAATTAGCGAATGTTGCTTCTGAGATTGACTTCTCGGTGGACGTTGCTGGGAGGCTAAAGAAGCTTTCTAACACGCTATCTGATGTCATGCCTCGCGCTTTGTATACTTCTGGTAAGACTGCCGTTGCCGGTGAAGAGCGTGCTCAACGTGCTGAAGAGCGCCAAGAACAGTTGGCCGAAGACATCATTACCGGTGGATTTGAAAGCGAGTCTGAAGGCGAGGTTCCCGCCCCTCCTCCGCAAACTGAAACAGAAGTTCGTGAAGAGCCTGTTGAGGGCTACACCTACGAAAACCTAGGCCCAGATCAAATTGCTAAGGTCGGGCGTTACTTAGACCAGTATGGTCTTAACAAAGACTTCTTGCTGAATGCACAGACTTTTAACGCGACTCCGGTAGAAAAGCGCAAGAAGTTGTTTGATCTTCTATCTTGACTTCCAGTATGTTAACAACAAAGCTCCTTTTGCAAGCGGCAATTCCCTTTTCGGTACCCGCACTACTTCAAACGGTGCTTCTTTTGGTAACCTAGCTGAAGGAGGTCTTTATGGCGCAGGTCGTTTTGGTTATTCTATTAACCAATTCTCTGCTTCCGTAACAGTTGCTTCTGCTTCAGCAGTAGCTTCTGCTTCTTTCTCCGATGTTAACTTCGATGCTAACTTTTCTAGCTCAGTTCAAGGCGGTACTGATAGTGCTCTTGCACGTGTTAAAAAGATCACTGTTCCTACCTCTTCTTTGACTGATTTCGACATCAATGCAGTACGTGGATTCATACTTGAGTCTGGCTCTGTTGCTACAAGTGATACCCTACAGGCTTTCACTAGACTAAGTGGTGGTAACATCCTATTCTTCGTATCGGCTTCTACTGCTGAAGTTGCTCCTTCTTCTGGCTTCGTAGTATACTACAGCAAGCAGACTGATTTCAACAAGCGCGGTGATT